ATATGGAAGTTTGGATGTTAGACAAACAAAAGCATATGGCAAACTTAACTCGTATCCAACAAGAAGCTAGAGCAAAGGGCCAATATGGTGTTGCTGCTAAATGCGAAGAGTTAAAAGGTAAAGTCCAAGGTTTCTATGTTGAAAGGAACCTGAACATTAACGCCGATACAAAGATCGATATCGAAGCAGCTCGGGACAGGATTAGAAAGAACTATGATCGAGAAGATTACGAAGCATATCAGAAGAGAGATATTGAAGAGATATTTGGGCCTGAACCTACACCGGAAGAGCGTAAGAAAATGAAAGCTGAAAAGGAAAGAATTAGGAAAGAGGGCGAAGCTAGAATGAGAGAGCTTGAAAAGTATCAAGAAGATCGGAAAAGAGAACGGGACAGAAAGCTTGGTTTAGATAGGAAAAACAAACTTCCTAAATTTGACGGATAGCAAAAGTTTTTCAGCAGCTCTCAATGACGGGGTTATGAGGGTTTCCTGATCCTTGGGCCCTGTTTCTTGCTGCTTAATTTTTCTCACTATTTTTCACTATACGGCGAAAATAAAACTTTCAATTCATTGTCCCCGGTTCTATATCAGTAAGTACATTAGTAATAAATCTAGGCGCTGTTAATCTAGCTTTCCGCTCATAAAAAGAATTTGTATTAGCAGCGCTGCCTTTCTAGACAGCCTTAACTACTTTCGCATTTGCAGAATAACAACTCTTGCAGCAAGGCCCATTGGAAATTTCAAACTCGGAAAATTGTATCGACATATTGCACTTGATCTCTTTGTGCTGTCCGCAAAACAAACACCTATCAATAACTCGTTCCTGATAAAGTGATTTATCATTTTCTTTTCCCGTTGCGTTATACCAAGCCATAATTTTTTATAGGATATTCCAAGAGTAAAACTTTTTCAAATTTTTAAAATTTTTTTGAGCTGACTAAATGTGAATAACCTAGTGTAAAGGGTAAGACTATAAGTACCTAATCTAGAAAAGGGATAACCGGGGTATCTTTTTTGTTTAAGAAAGCAAAAGGTCTAGGATCCCTTTCGAGTTAGCGAAGCTTTGCGGAGCTGTGCGACCGAGCTACAGCGAGGGAGCACATTAGACAGCTAAAATTAATTCTAGAGTCCGTTGGTCGAAAACAATCTTGCTGCTTAAATGAGAGGGTTCTAGAGTCCATTAAAAGCTATTTTTAATTAGATGTTAGGTGCAAAACTTGTTTGCAATTCTCGAGTCTTTATGCGGGTTTTTCGACAACTATTTTTAATAATTTAAACCAAGACTCGATATTGTGTTTGTGTTGATTTACTTACTAAATCTAGAACAAAAACTTTCGCTGCGTTGGTAATGCGTTGGTAAAGAATTGGTAAGGGAATGTTCTCATTTGTCTTGGCAAAAAAGTTTGTAAATGCTATCTTATTTGAAGTTTGAATTGGGTAATTTAAGAGAAAGAAATTATGAGTGTACTGCTCTAACCAACTGAGCTACAGGCCCTTTGAATTGATAAGGTTTTTACACGATCATTTAGGGTTAAGCAAGAGTGATGTTCTTATGATGTTGTTCTTGTGTTCCGTATGTTTAGGAAAGCGTTGGTAAAAGCGTTGGTAAAAATATTTCTATTATCCCGAGTGCTTGGGAGTTTATAGAGTTTCAATCTCTCTCTTAAAACCTTTTTCATAACGAGAAAGGAAAACAAAAATGATTAAGAGAAAGTATGAAAAAAGAGAAAAGATAAAAGCAGCTAAATTTGAATTCACTTATGAAAGGCTGCAATACTTGGTTGATTACCAAGGCAATGGAAAAGCTCCCGATAAAAGATTTGATAGTGGATGTGAGGGATTAAGTTTGTTCATTTATCCAAACGGAGCAAAAACATTTTACGCTTGTAAGAGAGTGGAAATGTATAACAAGAAGAAAAACAGAACTGAAAAGAACGCTGTTTATAAGAAGATCTTTAGAATGGAAGATCATCCAAATAAAAACCTGAAAGCTGCTAAACTAGAGCTGCCAAAAGTATTGGCCCAAATGGTAAAACCAAAGGCTGCTAAAGATGAAAAAACTTTTGGATCTTTAGCGAAAGACTTTAGGGACAAAGGTTTTTCCGGGTATAGATTAGCGGATAAATCAGAAAAGCACGAGTATAAGCAAAGCTCAATTAACAAATATACGAAGTTAATTAATTCTTATATTCTTTTAAAAGGTACTGACAAAATCAAAGAGAAGATGTCAAAGCCTATTTGGTTCGAGGATAGAAATTCAAATAAACCATTAAAAGATTATAAACTTAACGAGATTACTAAATGGCATATTGATTGCGTTCATTACAGAATGGATGACACAAGAACAACTGCTAATGATGTAATAAAAGTTATTTCAATAATCTATTCTTGGGCCAAGAAAATTAAGCGAATGAACTTGGTTAATCCTGTAAGTGATGTTGTTAAATATCGAGAGAACAAAGTTAAAGTAAAACTTTCGGATCTAGATAGAGATACAATTTTACATCATTGCGAGAGTAAAGCGTTTGATTACAATCCCCGGTTCTTGAGTTTTGTTGCATTGTCCTTGCTGCTTGGAAAAAGAGCAGAAGAGCTTTACGGGTTAAGGTGGAACCAACCGCCAACTGAAAAAGAAAAAAAGAATTGTTCAGGGTGGTTATTACCAAATTGGGAGCGTGAGAAATATCTGTTCTTGCACGATACTAAAAACAGGAAACCTGAAAGAGTGTTCCTAGATCAACGATCCATTGTTCTATTACAAAGGCTGCAAAGATCTCGACACACCGAAGCGAATAAGTGGGCCGTTAAATCCCCTTTCCTATTTCCTCAAAGAAAGAAACCTGAACTAGCTGCAACTAGCTCATCTTTTAGGAAGCAATTAATAGATCTAAATAACAAACTAGATTTAGAAATTAAGTTTCAAATTAAAATTTCTAGAAAGACTTTTGGATCAATGATCGCTGATAAGTACGGAATTGAGAGAGCTGCAAGAAAGCTAAACCATAGCTCAACGAAAGTCACAAAAGAACATTACATTGTCCCGGAAGATAGAGATCTTGAAATAGAAGATGTTTATCAAAGCAATGTTGAAAGGTTGAAGAAAGCCGAGTAAATTAGAGCCCAGATTTATTATTATGGGCAAACTTACTTGGCAACAACTCGGAATGATTTATGAGGGTTCTTTTGGCGTAGATCCAAAAGAAGCTGCCGAAATATTATCAGATCATTTATTCAATAAAGGTTGGGTTGGTAATGAAAAAACTCCGGGCCGTATGTGGCAAGACAATGAAACTTGCGCAGCGTTTGTTTGGTATCTCAAAGAAGTAGAGATCTATAGAAAACAGAATAATTTATCTTTTAGTAAAGCTGTTGAAAGAATGTGTTCAATCAATCATCCCCAACATAAATTGTTTATTGTTCTCGCTAAACTTACAAAACTAAAACCAAAAAGATTTTTAAACTTGGTTTCAATGTGGAAGAAACTCCCATTTGTTAAAAAGAAACCTAAAATTTATTCAGCTTCATATCTAAAACAACAAAAACAAATTGCAGCTAATTTAAAAAAAGAAATGGAACTGAACAAAAAGATTGAAATTTTAAAGAAAAAGAAGCCGTCTATTTACGCTGCTAGACGCAAATAATTTTTCCCAAGGCCTCGGGTATTTATACAATTCTACACAATACGCTTTAAGCAGCGTATGAAGAAAAAAATAAAAATAACAAAAACAAATATAGATCTCAAAGATTTTCAAATTGATGATGAAGCTCTTCGAGAACTAATGAAGAGTTTTACATTTGTAAGCAGCAAACAACTTGCAAAGATCTTTACAAAGAAAAACGACAACAGCTTTAGAGCTGCTCGAAGTAATAAGCACGGCTTCGATTACTACAAAGATAAAAACGATAATATCTTTTACAATTTTCCCGAAGTGCTTAACGCAATGGAGCATATAAAAAATGATGATCGATAAAGAAGTTTATAGAGGGATGAGTCCGAGAGATAGCCTGATTATGAAAATGGCTAGGAATGAGGTTGAGATTGACGAAGTAATTGAAGCGAGAGAATTTTTAGATGCTTTGAAAAAAGCAAGAGAGGACGGATACAAAGGTTCGGACAAAGACTTTGCAAAAGAATATTACAGGGACGCTTTACAAGACGGCGGAAAACCGGGTAAGCCTTTTGATCCAACACCCGAAGAGCTTTACGATACCTTTTTAAAAACAATGGAGTTTAGAGGAAAACTAAACCCAAAGGAAATTGAGCTGATAGATGAATTAGTCGAGAAGTCTTTAGCAGCCGGGAAAAAAGATTAATGAAACAATTAACTTTATTTCCTGAATTAGATTTAAGCAGCAACGAACCGATCATACACGACGGAGCTTCAGGAAAGTTTATAAATAAATTTGTAGAGAAAAAATCTGTCCCTGTACGAAAACCAAATGCTGTCCCGCCCAAAACAAAAACAATTCAAAAGTTTAATAATGGCGGAGCTACTCAAACTCCAAAAAGAAATTTTAGAGAAGAGAATATGTCAGAACGAATTGAAAGGCTGCAATACATTTACGACGGCAATATTCCTAAACCAAAACACTATGATAATCCAAACATTATAGACACAGAAAACTATAAGAAAATGCCAAAGAAATTTGATAACAATGATCCCTCAACATACCCAAGTGATAGAGATCAAAGACAAAGAATATCTAGTTGGGATTTGATATTAGATACAACAATTAAATCAGGTACTCCCGAAGAGAAAAAAGAAATGAGATCTTATCTTCGAGAGAAATACAATGATCCCGATCAAAGAAAACATTTAGGCAAAAAAGAATTAAAATTTATTTCAGCATACAAAGATCCAAAAGAAACAATCGCTGCAGCTCCAATAATAAAAAATACAATTCCTATACCTACTTTCGATCCACCGAAAAGAGATCCTGAAATGGAAAGATTGGAACAGAATTTTAAGAGAATATTTGAGGACGCTGAAAGAGAAAAACAAAAGAACAGAACCTCGGGATTAGCCGGGTTGTTAGGAATAGAATAATGGAAAATTTAAAAGATAAATTATCACAAGGTTTTAAGAACGGATCTAAATTTTTAAGAGCTGCTGAAATACTACATAGAATTGTTGCTGCTAATGAACCCGTTAAGCCCGGATTGTTATTAAGATTATTAAACGCTGCACACAAAGAAGTTTATTTTTATATTCGAGAAAAACTATGTGCTTGGTGCGGAAAAGAAGCAATCTCGTTTAAATCAGAAAATCACAAAAGAGAATATCATCAAACAGGCTTTTGTCAGGATTGCCAAGATGATGAAGAACACCAAGAAATAAAACCAAAAGAGGAGTTAAATTAAAATGTTGAGTGATCCAAGATTTTTCAAAGAGTGGCGCAAGAATGAAAAGTTTGTGAATGACGCCCTGAAGTTAGACGAGGATATGATTAAATTATTAACATCATATTCAACAAAGAAATTTAAAGATTGGAATTGGAAAAAGAATTTCAAATCAATCGAAAGAGCAATGGAATTTTTATTAAGTCATTTAGAGAACAATAGGCAATTATGGGTGCTTACTCTTCAACAGAACAAAGACTTATTGAAAATACTAAAAAATGTAAATCACAAAATAGAAAAGGAGATGATTACTAATGTCAGCAGATACAACAACAAAAAACCTAATTGATGAATTAACAGTTTCAGATGATTTCAATATAGGTTTAACCGGCGAACAAATATTTTCACAACATCATATTTCAGCAAAGAAACCAACAGAAACGGAGTGGTTTCGGGTATATGGCAGCAACATTGAAGAACTCAAAAAAGGCGTTCTTTGTAAGGTTAAAGTTGGGATCAAAGATGAAGATTTTATTATTGGTGGCGATAATAAATTTAAAAAAAGAGTTGAGCACGATTTTAAAAAAGTAAGAAAAGTTTTATTAGCTTACTATGTCACTTCACAGGGCCGAATGGGTATTTGGCCTGTCACTATCCCGCTTGGTCGATTGCTATCAAATAAATGGATTGATACTGCAATTCAAATTTTAAGAGAAGCTCAAAAGAGTTGGGTTAATATTAAATCTAATCAAGTTAATGCTGCTTATGATTGTTTCAAAGCAAGAGAAGTAGATCAAGAACAATACGGCGAACCTAAATTTATTTTGCCTTATGGCGAAGTAATTACAAAAGCGTTTGGAACTGATTTTACATTAACTCCAAGTAATTATGAAACCAACGAATATGTTCAACAGGCTATTGGTGTTCAGGTTCAATTAAAGGCAACAGATGAATAATCTATTTCAAAATTTTAAGAATGTTGTTGTCTATGATTATGAATTTAAAATAACTCCCGGCAATCCACCTAAACCCGTTTGCGTAGTTTATAAAGAGCTGCACTCTCAAAAGATTTATAAACAATGGCTGCTTGGCCCTGTTCCAAGATCCTTGTTTCCTGTTTCAGAAACCCTGTTCATTGCACACTACAGCAACGCTGAAGTTTCTTGTGACATTGCACTTGGATATGAAAAACCAAAATATATTTGGGATACTTTTGTTGAAGAAAAGAAAATGGAAAACGGAAGAATTAAAACAGGATTTGGGTTGCTTGAAACTTGCAGCCGTTATGGAATTCCTGAATTGATGAACGCAGATAAGAAAAGGTATTGGCGAGATTATATAATTAATAATTACCCGAACTATCCTGATGAAGAGCAGCAAGGAATATTAGATTATTGTTTAGAGGATGTTCTATTAACTGAAAAATTATTTTTAAAACAATGCGAAAGATTAGAGAAGTTAGATGATAACTTTTTAAGAGTAATACAACAGGCAAGTTTCCACGGAAGATCTATGGGTATATCGGCCCAAATAGAAGCAAACGGAATTCCAATTAATAATGATCTCTATAATGATTTAGAAAAATATTATGAACAAGTAAGAGATCTAGAAATGAAAGAGCTTGAAGATACTTTTGATGTTTATGAGTTAGGCAAGTTTAGTCATAAAAAATTTGAAGCAGCTCTAAAGAAAATAGGTTTATTTAATCGTTGGCCTAGATCAGAAAAAGGAAGATTAAAAACAGATGATAGAACTATTTATAGATTTCAGGAAGTAAGCCCGGAAATAGCAGCATTTAGAAATAGTAAATTTATTATTGAGAGCAGAACACTAAAGGGATTTTGTGTAGGAACTGACGGCCGTTCTAGAGCGCCGCTAAATTTATTCGGACAAATTACTGGCCGGACAAATGTATCAACAGCTATTAATCCCTTTGGTGCACCAAGAAGAATGAGGACAATCATTGGCGCAGATAAAAATCATATTTTAGTTTATGCAGATTGGAAAAGTCAGGAAGCTGTTATTCAGGCCCAACTATCGAATGACAAAAGAATGATTGAAGCTGTTAAGTCAGGCGATCCATATCTCTATACTGCGAAAGGTGTTAAAGCGATCCCCGAAACTGCAACAAAGAAAAGCAATCCAAAAGAAAGAGAACTTTATAAACAATCATTTCTTGCAATAGGTTATGGCCAAACTGCTTATGGTTTAAAAAATAAATTAGGAATAGGATTACCAAACGCAACCTATATCCACTCAAAGATTGTTGGCTTCTACAATACCTTTCAAACTTGGTCGCAAACAATAATTGCAAAGGCAATGCAGCGAGGACATTTTAAAACAAAATACGGCTGGAAATATTGGCTGTCATCTAGAGAAAAAGCAAACCCAAGAAGATTATTAAATTGGCCTATTCAATCTCACGGATCAGAAATTTTAAGAAGAGCTATGATTGATTTAGACGAAGCGGGTTTTGAAATATCTATGATTATTCACGACGCTGTTTTAATTCATATGAAACGAAAAGGCTGCGCAAAAAGAATTCGTTTATTGAAAAAGATTATGAGCGACGCTGCAGAAAAAGTTATCGAAGCTCCAATTCCTGTAGATACAAATATAATTAGAAAAACATTTACACAAGACGGCGAACACCAAGAGCGTTGGGAAGCTTTATATAAAAAATTGTTAAATGCAAAATCAAAGGTGTTATCAAATCGGACACCTAATCAAATTAACTTGCCTGTTATTTATCAGGACGCTGCGGACTTACAGCAAACACCCGTAGCCTTTAGTAATTAGTATAGTATGAAATATAATAATATTATTACCCATACATCCAACGGCAAACCCGTCAAAAGAAATAAGATGAAAGATTTTATTCCTGACTATAGGCCGGAAGAACAATATCTTTGTTTTAAAGAAGCCGGGCAATACGGAGTTTATATTTATTCAATCTTAAAACACAAAATGGGAATGGATAAATTTCAATTTGGATCTTATCGAAATCATTATGTTGTGAGCAATAGAGAATGGAAAAGATATGGAACTAGACAAAGAAAGAACGAAGCACTTGAAGATCTTGCAGAAGCCGGGCTGTTAGAGATTGTTGAAGCAGCTCCCGGTAAAAATAAAAAAGTGAGGTTATTATTTGAATGATTAAAAAATTATCAGATGAAGAAATAAACAAAATGTCAAAGGAAGATATCCTAGAAGAATTTGAAAGTATCCACGACGAAGTTATGAAAAGAAAAAAGGAATTTGGCGGAGCTAATAAACCTGAATTAAATCTTCCCGACGCTACAGGAAAACAAATTAAATTTATTGATTTATATTGCAGCAAGTATGGGGAACTATCAGCGACGGAGTGTGCAATCAGGGCCGGTTATTCTAGAACTTCGGCTTATCAAAGAGCACACGAACTTTTAGATTTTAGAAAAAATCCCGCCGTTGCAAAAGTAATTCAAGATCGATTAATGGGTAATATGGAAGTTTGGATGTTAGACAAACAAAAGCATATGGCAAACTTAACTCGTATCCAACAAGAAGCTA